CACCCTGGCCCATTACAAGCGCGCCGGCCAGAAGTTCGGCCCGATCCTTTACAGGGAGGGCGATCTGAAGCGAAGCATCTTCCATCAATACGACGCGGGCTCGGTGACCATCGGTAGCCCTCTCGTCTATTCCGGCGTCATGCAGTTCGGCGCAGAGCAAGGGGCGTTTGGCGCGGCTATCGGCAAGGACAGCAAAGGCCGCGATCACTTCCACTCGATCCCCTGGGGCAGGATTCCGGCGCGGCCCTTCATCGGCGTGTCCGAAAATGACCGCACGAACATCCTGGACACCATTCAGGAATGGCTGTCGGATATCGCGGCGGCCTGAGATGCTGCCCGATTGACCCAAAGCCCGAGGCAGGGCAAGCTGCGCCCCATCCCCTGACCTGACCCAAGCGCCCGCCTCCGCAAGCCGTTGTGGGTGTTTTGACATGTCCTGTGGAGGCAATCTTGCCGCATGACCAAACTTGTCCTGTCAACCACCACTGCCATGATGGCAGCCATCGAGATGCCCGCGTCGGACGCGGGCGTGCCCGATTGGGTGCATCTGCTGCCTGCGGCCAGGATCGGTCAGCAGGTCGCGACCTCGGATCAGCGCGGCCCCTATGTCATGGGCAACCCGGCCGAGATCATCGCAGCCAGCTTTGCCACTGCCGACGCCCTTGAGGTCGATGTCAACCACGCGACCTATATTGCAGCGCCGAAGGGCGGGCGGTCAGATGCCGTGGGCTGGGTCAAGGAAATGCAGGTCCGGGATGACGGGATCTGGGGCCGGGTCGAATGGACCCCGGAAGGCCAGAAGCTGGTGGCTGACAAGGCGTACCGCAAGATCTCGCCCGTGATCATTCACGACATCAAAAAGAACATCCTGCGGATCGCCAATGTGTCCTTGGTCAACCGCCCCAACTTGCGTGGTCTGACCGCGCTCAATCAGGAGTCCACGATGACATTTCATGCCCTCTTGGCCGAAAAACTCGGCCTGCCCACCGAGACCACCGAAGAGGCCCTGCTGGCCGCCATCCCTGTGACCGCCACGGCCATGCAGTCCGCCATGACCGAGATCGGCCTGGCACTTGGCATCGAAGGCGGCGACGGGGTGGCCATTCTGGCGGCAGCGAAGACCAGGGCACATGCACAACCTGCCGAGCTGGTGGCGATGCAGGCCGAGCTGACCTCGCTCGCGACCGAGTTGAACACGCTCAAGTCGGCAGGCAAGCGCCAGGCGGCCGAGGCATTTGTCGACGGCGCGATCACGCAAGTGCGGGCGGGTGTCAAGCCGCAGCGCGACCGCTTCATCGCCATGCACATGGCTGATGCCAGCGGCACCGAGGCGCTGATCGGCGGCCTGCCCCAACTGGGCGGCGAGGGTGTTCGCACCCAGGCCATCACCCCCACCGGCGAGATTACCGCGCTTAATGCCGAGCAGACCGTCGTTGCCCGCGCACTGGGCGTGAGTGAAGCCGACTTCCTGAAAATGCTGAAGGCCGATCGCGGCCAGAAGGAGACCGACAAATGACTGCCCTGACCGCCGACCGCAACACCCCCGAAAAAAGCAGCCTCGAGAACGTGGGCCTGCTGGGGGCCTCACAGGCTATCTTCATCGGCTCGATCCTGATGCGCAACGCCTCGGGTCACCTGATCGAGGGTGCCACCGCCACCGGATCGTTCGGGGCCGGCCGTGCTGAAGCACGCGGCGCCAGCACCACGGCTGGTGTCACCGCCCAGCCTTACCGCGCCGGGGTCCATCGCTTTGCCAACTCGGCGAGTGGCGATCTGATCGCCACCGCCGACATCGGCGCCGCCTGCTACATCGTCGACGACCAGACCGTCGCCAAGACCAGTGCCTCCGCCACCCGCTCGCCCGCCGGGATCATCGACGGGGTCGATGCCCAGGGCGTCTGGGTGCGGTTCGACGAAGCCCTCACCCGCGCCATGCTGTCGTAAGGAGACACGCGATGATCATCAATTCCGTTTCGCTGGAGGCCCTTCGTGTCGGCTTCAAGACCGAGTTTCAGAGGGCTTTCGACGCTGCGCCGAAGTTCAAGGACCGGGTCGCCCAGACCGTGATGTCGAGCACCGGCCAGAACACCTATGGCTGGCTTGCCAGCCTTGGCGGCATGCGCGAATGGCTCGGCAGCCGTGTCATCGACAACCTGACCGAAGCTTCCTACACCATCGTCAACAAGCACTTTGAGAAGACGGTTGGTGTCGATCGCAACGCCATCGAGGACGACACGGTCGGCACCTATGCCACCGATTTCGCCATGCTGGGCGATGCCGTGGCATCCCTGCCCGAGCAACTGGTCTGGGACTTGCTGAAGGCGGGCTTTGCCACCAATTGCTGGGACGGCCAGTCCTTCTTTGATACCGACCATCCAGTCATCGACAAGGATGGCGTGGCCACCACCTACGCCAACACCGATGGCGGCGGCGGGACGCCGTGGTTCCTTTTGTGCACCAATCGGCCGATCAAGCCGATCATCTATCAGGAGCGCAAGCCCGCCAACTTTGTCGCCCGCGACAAGGAGAGCGACGACAACGTCTTTGATCAGCGCCGCTTCATCTATGGCACGGATCTGCGCTGCAACGTCGGTTATGGCCTGCCGCAACTGGCCTGGGGGTCCAAGCAGACGCTGGACGGCACGGCCTACGCCACGGCGCGCGCCGCCTTGCAGGGCATGAAGGGCGACGGGGGCCGTCCGCTGGGTCTGGTTCCGAACCTGCTGGTCGTGCCGCCGGCGCTGGAATCGGCGGGCCGCAAGCTCCTGAATTCGGAATACGGCACCGGTGGCATCACCAACGAATGGAAAGGCACGGCCGAACTGCTGGTCGTGCCGTGGTTGGCCTGATCGGGGTTGGCCTGATCGGGGCTGGCCTGATCGGGGCTGGCCTGACCCCGCAGCCCTGACGCTCGATTTACTCCGAAGGGGCGGCGCGCCCGCCCCTTTCAGCAAACCGAGAGGAGTCCGAAATGGCAAAATCGCCCACATCCAAACCCAAAGACGAAGCGGTCCCGCCCGCCATGCTGCTTGTCGTCGGCCCGGCGAAAGGGCGCTGGCGCATCGGTCGGCATTTTACGCCGGAACCGGCCGCGATCGCTCTTGCCGATCTGTCGCAAGAAGACATCGAGCGGCTGCTCACCGACCCCGAACTGACGGTGATCCCAGCGCCTGGGCAGATCCCCGGCGTGACCATGCCGGAAGAGCCGCCCGCAACCGTCTGACGAATGCCGCGCGAAAGCCGGGCGTCGAGCCAACCAAGTACGCCCTGTGAGAGGCGTGGGGTGGGGAGCCTGGTGAGTAGGCCGTCCGGGGCGCACCGGACTGCAACGGGGGAATTTGACCGCGACAGGCCGGAGAGACGGCCACCAGAACTCAGGAGCCGAACCGATGTATGTAACCGTCCAGCAGATGACCGACCGCTTTGGCGCCGCGATGCTGGTTGATCTGACCGATCGCGGCACGGTTGCGACCGGCACGATCGACAGTGCCGTGGTCAATGCTGCCATTGCAGGTGCCGACGCGATGATCGACGGGTTCCTGAGCGGTATCTATGCCCTGCCGATGGCAACCGTCCCGCCCCTGTTGGTCGATATAGCCCTGGCGGTCACCATCTGGCGGCTGCATGTCGGCGTGCCCGGCGACAAGGTCACGCTCGATTACAAGGACGCCCGCGCCAGCCTGGAGCAGATTTCCAAAGGTGTGATCAAGCTGTCTGTCGCCGGTGTTGCGGCACCTGGCTCGGGATCGACGGGTGTGCAGATCGTCGACCGCCAGCGGCCCTTCACCGAAGCCACCATGAAGGGCTTCATCTGATGCTGGACCTGGCCGACATCATAACCCACCTGAAAACGTTGGTGCCCGACTTGGGTGACCGGGTTGGCGGGGCGGCCGAGTGGACGCGGCTGACGCAAAGTGGGGCGGAGCCGAATACGACGCCTGCGGCCTTTGTGCTGGCGACCGGCGGCGTGGGGGGCACACATCAGGGCATGACGGGTGGCTATATCCAGCCGGTTGACCTGTTGGTTTCGGTGATCCTGATCCTGCGGACCGATACTGCGGGCCTGCGTGCGCTGGACCGTGTGGGCGGGTTGATCGACGACATCATCCAGGCCCTGGCCGGTTGGGACATCGGGTTGCGCGGCCTGTTCGTGTTCCGGCGCTGGCAGATGATCCATGCGGCCAAAGGGTCGCTGGCTTATGAAATCACCTTCGCCATC